TAACCTGCGTTACTAAATACACCAAAGATTGCATTTCTTCTTGCAGTTTTATTTTTTATACCTCTAGATAATAAATCTGCTTCGTATTTTTCTAATGCTTCTTGATCAAGTTCTATTTGTTTAACAGCGGCATCAGTTCCTGCCTGAATACCCATTGTAGTTAAAGGTTTATCTTTTGCTGTTTGTGCAACAGTTCTTGCACCTTTTCTTAACATCCCTCCCAAAGTATTGGGATCAGGTCCTGTAGGTCCTGCAAATTGATCTAAAGCCGAAGGTGCTGCAGCTAATGCTGCCGTAATACCAACATCTTTTAAATCTGCTTCATCATCTGAAGCAAATCTTGTACCACCAGCTATCAATGCTTTTGTTACTGCAGGATTAGAAAGTATACCAGAAGACGCTAAACCAGCTGGTCCTAATGCTGCTGCAATATAAGGTACAAAAGGTCTAATCTCTTTAGGTATGAGTTTTTTAATTCTACGTCTTATTTTTTTAAATGGCATAGTTTCCTTTGTAATATTAGTGATAGCAAGTCCGCAAAGCTTGTAAATAGGCGAGTATCTTGCAATTTACTAGGTTTTTCCATATTCGTCAATCGCTGATATTAAAGCCAGCACCTATTTTTATCTCTTCTACAGTCACATTTACGTCTCTTCGTATGTGTTCAGATTTAGTCTCTGTGCTTGGATTTTGCACATCG